CTTAAAGTCATTTTGAATCTCTTGATTGTATCTCTGTCATTTAATATCTTTTCTTATAAACAGTTGCATCTCTTAGAACGTGTAATTTATCATTTCCCATCAATTTATCTAGATATTTAGTATCTATCGAGGGATTTTTTAAATCATATGAGTAAGGTTCTAAGCCTAGTTCTATTTCTATATACTTCAACATTTCTTTAGTTTTATTACACCAATCATCAAACTCAATAAAAACAATATTATCTGGATTATTTTCTATATAATGTTGTTGGTTTAGATATACTTTATTTAAAAGATTAATACTATAATCTAAGTTATCGATATGAGCCAGTTCACCTTTAAGACCTTGTTTTAGAACTCTTTTATAAGATTTTACAATATCATTATAATTTCTGTGTATATAAATTATAGGAATTTTTTTATTATATAAATCTTCATACATATTACGATTTTCTGGTATAATCCACATCCAATGTTTATCTATAATATATTTTCTATCTGTCAATTCTTTAAAAAACGTATCTATTACTCCTAAACAGTATTTTTTTTTAATATTTTTATATTCTAAAGTATGGAGTTTATTATAATCAGGTTCATCCCAAAATTTGTAGTTTCTCCATAATAATTCAATAAAAGGTGATACAAAAGGCATATACACATCTGACCTTTGATTTAATAGTGCGTTCAATAGTGTAGATCCACTTCTAGGAGTAGCAGAATATCCTGAAATTATCATTATAAAATATATTTCCTTTATATTATTCTATTATTACCCAACCTTTAGTATTATCTGACTGATACAAATCATCATCCCAAGTATATGCTTTATCATCATCTGGATAAGATATAGGAGATTTCCATATATAAACACCATCTCGTTCATCATTAGGCCATTCATTTACGGGTACTTTTATCCACGATGAATGTTTTTGTGTTGGATGAAAAGAACTAATTGGTATAGTCATTTTTAATATCTCTTTTATATAGTTATGGAAGAATCTGTATTAGTTATAGCAGCAGACCAAGATCCCCCTGCATATCTCCAAAATATAGCACCATTTTGACCATTTGTACTATCTGTAGAAGATGCTGCTCCGTAACTTCCTCCATTTAAAGGCCAATACGCATGTGGTTGTGCTGCGGCGGCTTCTTGAGAGGCTGTTACGGCGGTAGATGATATCAAAGTTACTGTAACACCATTGATAGTAGCTCCATTAGCCGCAAAAAATCCTGAACCACCTCCTCCTGACATACCAGCGCGTCCACCATCAGCAGGTCCACCACCACCTCCATAATAACCACCACCCCCTCCTGCTCCTCCAAAACTATACGGACCAGAGGCGTCCAATCCTCCATCACCTCCAGCTAATGCCGATCCAACTTGTCCGGGCCCGGTGCTGGCTCCACCCGCAGATTGAGTTCCTCCGTAAGCACCTCCAGAACCATAATCAGCACTATATGATCCGCGACCTCCAGTAGGATATCCACCTCCTTGCGGATGAATTTCTGAGCCTGCATATGCGCCGCCACCTCCACCACCTGCCATAACAAGAGCATTAGCATGACTAACACTTCCTATAAAAATACCAGAATGACCACCCCCTCCACCACCGTATAACGGATATGGCGCAGGACCACCTCTACCCCGACCTCCATTTCCATGGGCGACGGGACCAGCACCTGGACCAGACGCTCCAGTTATTCCTCCACCACCACCTCTTAAAACAACAGGAGTACCAGGTGCTAATTCATATACCGCTGTCATAAATCCACCAGCACCTGATTGATCATTATTAGATCCACCGGGTATAAAACCTGAACCTCCAGCACCTGCCCACATAGCTACTTCTAATTGAATACCACCACCACCACCACCACCAGCCTGTACTCCGTATTTACCTAATTGTGAAGCCCAAGTCATGTTCTATTTCCTTGTATCAATTTCTGTAGATCCGCAGTAGAACCAACGAATAAAGCGTTAGTGACGTTTTGAGTATTCTTTTCTTGTGTTAGATCTTTTTTCTTTTTAGCCAAGTCTAAAAGATCTTTATTCGTATCAGCCAATGTCTTTATTAGATTAGTAGCTACCTCAAATGCTCTAGGCGATTCGCTTTGTCTAGCAATATCCATTACTGAATTCAAATCATTCATACCTGAATCGATAAGATCTCTTAGATTACGTCTAGCATAATCATAATCATCATCTACCTCTTTGTTCTTAAAACTAGGTTCTAATACTTCTTGATCGGGTGGATCTATATCTAATAGCTCACTAAATTTATTATCAAAGGTCATGGTTTTTCATCACTTCCTGTTACGGGATTATACGCTAGTCCATCTGTATAGAAGAACGTATTAGAAGCAAATCCATAATCGTCATCTACATCAATTAGACTTCTATTTACAGAAGCCGCACTATTTGAAGTGGGTGAACCATTAGCTAATAATCCAGGCACTATAACTACACGACTACTTCTAGCAGTATTATAAGCAGTATTAGCATAAAAATCAACTTGCGTTCTAGTAATCTGTCCAGAATTACTAACAGGCCCGTACATATATCCTTTCATAGTAAAGTTTAAGTTCCAGATAATAGCTCGTCTGGTTTGATAATCTCCTTCATATGCATCTTCAAAGTCTATACTATTTAACACAGTAGGAATATCCATACTGATATCCATAGAAGGAATTAAGTTAACACCGATATTCCATTCTGGTTTAAAGTAGGGTATAATCTGTTCTAATATTTGTGTACCATCGTCTGCATTTTTTACAAAGATAGATAATATGAATTGTAGATCATAAGGAACGGGTGTATATTGTGTTCTAAGTTGAGTATTATCTGTAGTTAGAATATAAGAATTCTTTTGAGTAGAATTAAGTTTTCTGGTAGGATCATATGATATACCGTTTAATTCAAATCCTATGCGCGGTAAAGACATAGCAACTGCTCTATCTAAATTAGGGTCTGTATCTATTCTTACTAAGAACTTTTGTTTAGGGCCATACGCAATAGGCACTTTAATCGTTTGTATTCTAACACCAGAATTATTAGTTCTTTGAATTTGAAGGTCATTAAACATTGAACCGAAGACAGTTACATATCTTCTGATTAGACCATTTGAGAAATATTCAAACATTAAAATCTACCTTCTGACCATGGATCACGTTCAGAGAAGTCGATTATATCATCTGCTAGTACATCTGTACGGAACAACGAATTATTAGCTTGAGAGTCTGTTGTATTAATACTATACTCTTGTATAATAGTATCTCCATCTTCTCCAAGAATAACACCAGTTCCATAACCACCACCCGCTTCTAATGTGAATTGGAATAAAGTACTATCTAGTGATAGAGCATCTTCAATACCATCTATTTCACTATAACCGGTATCAAGTTGTTCTGAACTATATTCGAATAGTTCACATTTAATATCATATGTTTGCAATCTACCTGTTTGATAAAAGATTGATTCATGCTCAACAAATTTGATTTCAAACAATTTACTAACCATAGGAAAGTAAATCAAATCGCCTTCGTTTGGTCTATTAGAAGTGATTGAATAACCATTAGCAGTACCAGCTTCTAGTATGATAGATTCGGTTTCATTATTACCCGATAGATATTGTCTAGAAGGCACTGTAGTATCAGCTTCTTCGGTGAGATAGTTATAGCCTACCTCAGTCATTAATTTTTCTGTACGGATTTGATCGAATCTTTTACGAGCTAATGTAAAGGTCATTTCATCACGAATCTGTAATCCGAAACGAGAGAGTAGATCTCCTTCGCCTTCGAAACCCTCTACATTCTTAACATACATTTCAATATCAGCAGCATCATTAAATGTAGATAAAGTGTCTTCAGAGTAAAGATTGTCACGGGATACAATAGTTCTAGGTATATACTTTACATCGTGACCATATACTTTGATTGACTCGATAGTAAGATCTTCTACTAAATCTTGTTCTCGGCCATATGAAAAGTTACTAAAATACTTATTAGTCGCCATGGTATCAACCAGTCATATCATGTACTAGTGGACTATAACTAGTAATCATATCTTCTTCTAGTTTAGTAACTTCGTCTGTTGCTTCTTGAAGGATTCGAGGACCATCTAGAGTAATACCACCAGGTAATTGTACCCCTGCGAATTTGCTTAAATTCATTCCCCATTGTCTCTTAAATAGTGCAGTAGAATAACGAAGTAACCATCTATCATTCCACACATCACTATAGGTATCGCCATCGATAGTTCGATAGCAATCTATAATAATATAATCATCAACAGCTACATCATTAGTCCAATCCATATCAATATATAATTTATCTGTATGTCTATTAAAACGAATTGGTTTCTTACCAACAAAGATTTCTTCTAATGTTTCTACGTGTCTCATAGCATTGATATAAGGAGATGCAGTAGCAGAAGAAAAATCAAACAAATCGTTTAAATGAATTTGATATCTTACATTAAAGAGGTTTGATGAACTATTAGAATTACCTATACTGAATAATCTAGTGATACCTTGAATATTATTATTAATAGCAATATATTCATTTGTTTTATCAATTGCTGTTATTTGATGTTTTAGGTATACATGTTCAGTACCATCGTAATGATAATCACGAAAATATTGTAAAGATTCGTCAATGCGGTCTTCTAGTTGCTCATCATCTACATTGATATCAATGACTGGTGAGCCTAGATTACGAAGGCAATACTGTTTATGTTGTTCTCTAGTAGTAGGTGCAGCCATAAAACCCTCTTATAATACGTTCTATGTTATTTATAATGAAGAAGATACTTCTTTAATAACCACTACAAATCGTGTATCATATATTTATATCATTGCCATTTAGGACCACGAAACCATACTACTAGACTTCTGCGAATACCTTTAGTCACTGGTTTAACTCTATGATACGTAAATGAAGGAAAGAACATAGCTGAACCCTTTTCTTTAAAATGTGGTAAAGGTACGCTACTTGTCTTGAAATATCCTTCATCCTTCAAATCTTTTGAATAATCTTCTGATTCTACATTATCACCCGTCATTAATTCGAATTCACCGCCGTCATATTCTCTTGGATCAGTTAATTGAATACTACAACTAATTTTACGAATAGTATTTTTCATAGGACCTTCTGGTGTATCTGGATGAGAACTGTTATCATTAATAATAGTATCTGTGTGCCAATGATAATGATTTTCATCACCATAATAAATTGTATATTGAACCGGTTCTATTGCTGTAATATTATAGTTCCAACCAGATCCCTGATTTACTTCATTAAGTGGTCCTCTTAACATAGAAAACAGTTCTTCGTTAGAATGCCAAGAAACTTTATTTTTACGCATATTATGATTAGCATCTTCTGGTTTAGTTGTACCTTGAGTTAAAGCTTCTTCTTCTTCTCGTCTTTCACAGATCTCACGGATACGCATAATCTGTTCTGGCCAGAATAATGATTCAAAGTACCAATACCAATTATTTTCAAATGTGGTCGTAATAACTTGACCTGTATGTCCTACATTATCAGCCATTTTTTCACTTTCCTTGATTTTTTACTTGACAAGCACTTGACAGAGTGCTATACTACGCATGTAGTCGTTGATAATGATTTAATATAGTGTGTTATCTACTTCTTCTACTTCTTCTTTAATAATATCAAATCTAATTAATCTATCATTATCTGTTCTGGCTTGTAAAGTCTTATATACTTCACTAGTACCAATAGGTTCAATGAATAGTTTTTCTTTACGATCATAAGCAAAGTGAGCGCATGGTCCTTGTCTATCTACATAATGAAGAAATAATTGAACTTGCCAATCGTCTGCTTTAGGTGTAACAAATTCTTCACGCCAATGAGGAACTTCACAACCTCTATAAATCATAGCAGAAAGGGGAGGTACAGATACTGGCATTCTTACAGTAAGATCTTTTGGATTAGCATACCAGATTGGCCAATCAAAATCATTACTTTGCCCTAGATTAATTGTTACACTAATCTCACAAGAAGGTCTATCTGTATGTTGATGTAGTTCTTCTCCTGGACCATATACTCTCATATACGTATATGTAGGATAAAGTTTTAATCCTGTGAGTGCTTCCATCTTGGGAAGACAATCAACCATAATATATTCACATTTGGGTTGACCATAAAATGCTTTAGAGTTTACAGGACATTGGTCATCATTTAGTTTATTTTCAATATCTGCTTTTGCTTTAGGTACGTATTGATCTACAATATGTTTTGCGACATCTTCATCTACAAAATCATCTACGGCTAGATATTTCTTCTTTTGAAAGAAATAAACGGCAGCACTATTACGAAGGTTCATTCATTATACTCCATTGTTAATTAACTAATACTATATAGTAGTTTTAAACTACTTTCAATTTAACAAATCCGGCTCTCTGGAGAACGGTACCAGTGGCCGGCGTAATTTCTGTTCCAGAAGACGGTATAAAATAGGGTTCTCCTGCAGTAACGGGTTTTGTTCCTGGATTAGAAGAATCATCTACAGCTTTCCAGTAAGTTCCTGGCCATGCGGTGGTATGAAAATTAGCAGATGATGATACAGCAGGACTAATAAAACTTGATCCTCCGCCGCCATCGTTATAAAATCCTGTACCTGAGCCTCCACCATAATAACCACCACCACCGGCCCCGCCGCGATTTGGAGACGCCGTGCCGCCGGCATATTTGCCCCCAGCAAACCCGGCAC